ATGAAAATCACAGAAAACCATATCGATGAAGCAGCATCATTTTTTTCATCCTCACAAGGCATATTGCAAATCGGAGAACAAACATATTCAGAACCCATTTGCTGGCAAGATGGCAAAGTGAGCATCATCCCTCAAACAACCATCGAGGAATTAAACGAACAAATTTTTATATCAGCAATTGAAATAGCAGAAAACCGTCCTGAAGTCATTATTATAGGTACAGGAGAAAAACAAAAATTTCTGCATCCCAAAATTGCCGCAGCCTTATCAGCTTACGGAGTCGGCCTTGAATGCATGAATACAGCCTCAGCTTGCCGAACTTTAGTTTTGCTGCAAGGCGAAGGACGAAGCGCATGGGCTTGGTTGTGGCCATAATTTGTAGAAAAGACTTTTGCATCATACCAGTTCAGATTCGCATAATTTGTCGTTTCGTCAAATTTTCCAAAAACTACAAACTCTTTTTGTCTTCGACGACGTTCGCCACGTGGCAGGCGGGCAGGAAATAAAACCCTTTCCTGCCCACCTACCACAAGCGTGTTCCTTGAACTTTTGGGAATCAAGGGGGTATTCATAAAGATTGGGAAAAAAGCGCTCCCAATCTTTACAAAACTTCCCCCTTGACACCCAAAAATTCAATTCCCAAATAAAAAAGGCCGTCTGAAAACAAACGACCTTTTCTGTTAGTTTGAGCCAACCACACCGCCATTCTGACCAAATTCTTTGCCAGCTTCGACATAGCCGTCATACATCAGATTCTGCTGAGACTTTCCGCCCATAACTAAGACTGAAGAATCAGGTTTACTGACAGATGGTTTCTCAACAACTTCAGAATTTGATAATTCGTTCCGTTTTTCCTTATACGGATTAAAGGGGAGACCGTTTTTTACATATTCATTACAGGTTTTCTTGTCAATTTCCTTAATAGCCGACCCTTGCGAGGAATAACAAGAGCAACCCGAATTTCCGCCAGAAATACACGCCACAGGGTATTCCAACTGCTTGACTTGGCGAACATTATCATAAATTGGTTTTGATTCTACAAGCCCTTCAACAGTCGGTTTTAGCATTTCTTCAGTCAAATGCCTATCTTCCCTGCTTGCAAGCTGTTGACCAACCGAGCCACCAACATTTTGCGAGCTTTTGACGGCCATACGCTGGAAATCTTGAGGGGGAGGGCTTTCTATTTGAGCCATAGGCAAATTTTGATTATTTGCGACAATCTCTTCTTTTTGCCCCAAGCCTGTCAGCAATTTATAGCCCATAAAGGACGAAATGCCCAACACTACAAAGGCAATCGGAATAATATATAAAACCCTGCTTTTCGGCGTTTTAACTTTGGTATGAATTTCCGCCGACTTATAAAGGCCAAATACCTTTTTATCGAATTTATAGACTTCAGGTCTAGCATTTTTCATACCAGTTTTAGGATTATTTTCACAGTAATCCCAAAAATAACGCATTCTAACGCCAAGTGGTGTTTTGTGGATGTGATAATGCGCCCCAACCAAGTCGCGCACCTGCTTATCAATTCGACCTGGCATTTGAGTAATTAAGATAATATCTACCCCTGAATGTCTATGCACATGAAGCCATTCTACAATCTCTGGAGTTTTTGAACCGGCGGAACGTGGCGGGAAAATATTTTGCGCTTCGTCAATTACAACGACAGAACCATTGTTTTCAGACCATTTTAGCCAAACATGCATGTCTTGAATCGTGTGACCATCTGGAATAGGCTCAGTTGGAATCGTCAATTCGGGGATTCCGTGAATAAATATTTTCCGACCAGCCCATTCTTTATCTACTTTTTTAGCCAAATCTGAAACGGCCATAAGCGTTTTGCCAGAGCCTGGAACACCTGTAATAAGAGTAATCATTTTTAAACCTCTATTTAATAAATTTCAGTGAACGATACGAAGCCCAAATTCCGAATGAAAAAGAAAATCCGCCAAATATGACGTTCAACGCTTCGGGAATGCCAGCGAGACCCAAAAGCCCGACCAAATCAGCAGGCATGGCGAAATAATTGGTTTTTATGTAATCCAAAATTCCATCAAAAGCAAAACCCAAACCCTCATACGAAACAAGCGAGACGCCTAAACCTACAAGAACCTGAAAAAAAAGTGTCTTTAAAGATGGCAGAAAAGTAACCAAAAGCCTGCCCAAGTAAGACATCAGTACACGTAAAAGACCAGCAAGAAAAGCAGGCATTTTTTATCCTCTACCACTAAAAGCTTTAAAAACCAACATTGCCGAAATAAAATAAGCCATAAAAATAAAAACATAGCGCAATTTTTCGACGGCCATACAGACATAAGACATCGGAAGCTGATGAGTTCCGAATTGCCCAAAATCTAAAGTTATATCTTGAGGACATGCGCCACCTGTACTAAATGCTGATGACGGCTTAAATGTGCCAAAATCGCCATTTGATTTAAGACCGCCCCAGTCAGGCTCGCCATCTCCATTACCAAAAGGAGAATCAGGCATTTCAGGCAACTCCGAATCTTGGCCACCACCACCACCGCCTGAACCATTCGTTCCACTTGTTCCACTTCCGCCTGTCGTTCCAGTCGTACCGCTTCCGCCAGTCGTTTCACTTCCACCGCTTCCGCCAGTCGTTCCACTTCCACCGCTTCCACCAGTCGTTCCACTTCCACCACTTCCGCCTGTCGTTCCATCTTGACCGCCACCGCCACCATTTCCGCCCCCTTGCTTACCGCTGTCGGGCGTTGTGGCGTGGCCGGCTCCGCCTTGACCACCGCCACCACCGCCCCCAGCGGACGAGCCATTAGGGCTTGATGAATCGCCGTCTTGTTTATTCGTGGAACTTGAAGAGCCGGTAGAACCCACAGAAGAGCTTTCTTCTTTTGGTTTGTGTTTATAAGTACACACTACAGAAAAAGTACCGTTCGATTTTTTACCAAATGTCTTATTAGAACCTGGCCCACAATCTCCCTCTTGGCTGGAAACACGTTCCTTACTAATTTTTGCCGACCCCAATGGACGACCACCATTTTCATCAGGCTCATAAAGTTGACAAAAATTTTCGCCTCTATGGTTAGGGACAATTCTATGCGCCCAACCATGCTTATCTGTGCCAGTACAAGCGCCAAAAAATGTATCAGATACTGCCCCTGATAAATCGTTTATATAAATATATTCCAACTTTTTGTGACCTGTACCGCCACCGCCTGAGCTTCCACCACCGCCTGAGCTTCCGCCACCGCCTGAACTTCCACCACCGCCTGAGCTTCCACCACCGCCTGAGCTTCCGCCACCGCCACCGCCACCATTTCCTGTTGTTCCATTATTTTTATTTTTTTCCTTTTCTTCTTCTTCTTTACGTCTTTGCTGTTCCTTTTTGACCTGAATTTCCCTCAGCAAACGCTGATATTCGTTCTCATCTTCTAAAGCCTTTTTCAGCTTTTCCTTTTCAACGCCTAGCTTCTTTGCGTTTTCTGCGACATCCTTATCGCCCATACTTATTTTTTTATTTCCTGAATTTTTAGGAAGAACATCCTCAATATCAAAGACTTGCATTTCTTGCTTTTTTCCCTTTGTTCCTTGATATTCCGTGCGATATAGACACTGCTCCAACACGCAGGCCACTTTCGTAATAGTCGTAATATGTGTAATACCAGTGTTCTTATCCAAAATACCTATTTGTTTCGGCTCAAACAAATTAGTCATATCATTGAGCCTTTTATCGGTACGGAAACCCCACGTTACATCGCCAACTTTTGCTGTATCGGCAAAAGACTGAGCCGGAAACAAAAAAGCGACCGCTACGATTGCGACCGCTAGACTATTTTTCTTCATAAGTTACCCCTTAAACAAAAAAATCAACGATAGAGTGGCGAGAAAGCCAACGAGAAACGGAAAATCAGTTACCATCTGTAATACCTGAAGAATTAATAAAACGAGCTACAACTTTAAAACAGAACATAATCACAAAAACAACGACAAATGGCGTTGCAACCTGCGAACCATAGCCCATTTGTTCCAAAATCGAACAATCTGGGAAATTCAAAACGACCTTTTCAGAACCGACAAACCAATCTTTCCCCTGTTTACGAGGGGCTATCAAATAGCCCTCAGAATGCAAAACGGGGACAATCTGGGAAACAACATAATCAGTCGCTGTTTCATTGGTCTGAAAGCATTGCAACCCTACACGCGCACCCATATTGCCCCCAGTTTCTTAACCGCGCAGGAAGCTTGAAACCAAACGGAAAGCTTTAATCAGCACGTACACGCCAATCAAAGCAACACCCACAGCAGTTACTACCGGAGCAACCTTTGCAAGTTCACCCGTAATACTGGCAGACACATCGCCAATACCTTCGGCCATAGTCAAAGCAGAAGCGGTTGCCAGAGTTGCGCCAACGGCGACTTTTTTCAGATTTGCGAGTTTCATAGTTTTACCTCAAAAATTAATAAAATTCCGCTTTCGGGGGCAAGCGGAAAGCCCTAAAATTATTTCTGCGGATTGCTTTCTTTTTTGATATTCACAGGCTGGATGTCAACAATCACGTTTTGAACGCGATTACCGTTTGTCTGAACTTCGATATCTATTTCCGCTTCAAACGGTAAAGGAATACCATTGAACTTTTCAAAGTTTTCAGAAGTGCCGAATTTCATCGGCTCAGTCGCAGACCCACGCATGTCTGCGTTATCACGAGCAAAGGGGAACTCAACATAAACTGTTGTTGAATCGTAGGCCTTGCCTGTATCGTTCATCACACCTTTAGAGCGTTTCAAGCCTTGCACCTTAGCGAACATTTTCATTTTTAAAACTACCTTCCTGCCTTTTTAGGCTTTAGTGATTTAAATAGATTTCTCTATCTTCCAAAACCATGCCGTAATCATCAATCAATTCCAACTCAATAGAATCTTTATATTCGTCATGGATAAATTCCAAATACCGCTTATCTTGCAGAGCATAAGACGCGGGATTTACTCTTTCTGGCAACGAGCCATCTTTTCTTTTAAGGCATTCAACAATTTCCGAATCTGACATTCCCAGTTGCAACATCATATTAATTGCACGGCCTGCCTGATTACTTGCGACTTCCTTAACTCTTTCTATTGAAATCTCAAGTCTTTTTAATGCTGAAACCGTTCTTTCCGTTGAACCTTTTTCCTGAAATTTCTCGCATATCGGAAATGCGCCACCCCAAAACTGACCGGGGAAAAGAAGAATATCTAAAGGAAGAATACAATTCCGACCCATGAATTGAAGCTCAAATCGGCACCAATTAACGCCTGAAACGTCGCCTTGCTCTTTAGCTTTGTCATAAATTCGCGCATAACATGATGACTGTTTAGAGCCTATGCCCAACGTCTTACCTGTATTCGTATCATTCAACCAATCAGACCCAATTTGCGAAACCAAAGGTTTTTTTCCGCGCTTATTAAACTCTCCATTGTTATAGGAAACCCAAGCAGAATCGGGCGAAATTTCGCATTCGAAAAAATCTTTTGCTATATCACAACGCGTTATTTTGGGATTTGTCGCAAACATCAAAAATTTATATAACCGCTTTTCCCAGCCGTCTAAAGCAACATTGCAACCTTTACCGCTCAACTCAATCAAAAGGGTGTCATTCTGACCGCCAATATAGACTTGACCATACAGAACGCCATCAACCGACATTTCCCATCGTTGTCCATAAAATCGACCCTTTCCGACCGGAGCAGGGGACGACACGCCGAACCCAAATATAAACTCTGAAATTTCCGACCAATTCCTTATAACGTCATAGTCAGAAATCGGCGTTGAGATTCCTACTTGCTTACCGTCAACACAAAAACCAGTCACTGACGATTCGTGGAAAGTGAAGCTCAGCGTATCAATAAAAGCCGAGTTACCCAGCCCCTTACGAAGAGGAACGGCTTTAATATTGCCGTCATAATCAATAACGTACTTTTCATAACGTTCGTATTCTTGAGCTTCGCAGTAACTGTCTGAATCTCGACCCCCCCTGTTAGATAGGGGGGGGACATAAGCCCCAGAAGTTTTTAGCTGTTCAATCTTGCTCATTCACAACCCCCAAATCCTCTTTTTCCATACCGAAACAAACAGGAATTGCAACTCCAGCAACTACCCAGACTTCCGCACGAGAAACAGCAAGAACTTGAGAGCAATCATGAAAATATAACGTATGCAACAAAACGTTATTTTCACGACATTCAACGCGCCAGCCTGCCTCTTCTTGAATCACTTTTGCGCTACGCTTTTTCATGTTTTGACCTTTTTACAACACATAACTGTTATTTGCATTCATGCATGCATTTTTGGCATTGTATTCATGTATGCAAATATGCACAATACAAATATGCTTGTTAACAAGTAACGCCTTGTTTTATATTGCATAAAAGTTTTAGGAAAAATGACGCATGAAATCACTGAGAATCAAAGAAGAGCAGGAAGAGAGCATTAGACGGCTTGCCATCAATGCCAATAAGAAACTGATACAGCTTGGGCGCGAACCGCTGAAAGACAGCGAGCTTGCCCATATACTTCTAAACGAAGCAATCAAACGCGCCTACATCGGCGAAGACGGCGAAATCACGATTAAGAAATAATGAAATCCTTAAAAAATCTATTGCTTATTTCAATAGGCTTTTCAATCGGTTATTTCACTGGATTCATACAAGGGGAATCAAAGGCAATTGAATGCTTAAAGACCCAAAAACCGACAGAGCTAAACTTATACTGTCTTTTTTCTTCCCCCAACGTCGAATTTATCGAACTGGACAAACTCGAAGAAACAAACCTACAAAATAATGAGCAAACGCTCAAATAGAGAGCGTTTGCTCATTGAATTAAAATAAGCCCCGGAAAGGGGCTTATCATGGCAACACAATCTGAACTAATCGACCAAATCAAAGACAGGCTTTTTATCCTGTCTGACTATGCTTTATCTCAACGCTGGCAAGTAGAGCCGACCCGAATCAGCCAATACCGACGCGACCGTCTGCGACTTCCTATTCGGTTCATTGAGGACATTGCCGAACAAATCGGCATTGACGCGCTATCACTTATAAAAATGCTTGATACGGCGCGACTTACCAAGCAAAACAAGGACGCCTCAAAAATCTTATTCTGGCGACCAAACGAAAAAGTCAGACGTTATCCGCCACCATGGGTAGAGAGAAAACACTTTTTCAGACGAAAACGCTAGTTCGCATAATTTGTCGTTTCGTCAAATTTTCCAAAAACTACAAACTCTTTTTGTCTTCGACGACGTTCGCCACGTGG